GAGCCAGTATTACGTGAAGTAAAAGGTAGACGAGGTATCACAGACTTTAGAGTTGTAGCAGATGAAACTAATAATACACCTGCAGTGATCGATAGAAATGAGTTTATCGCAAGTATCTTCATTAAGCCGGCTAGATCTATCAACTATGTTACACTTAACTTTGTAGCTGTTAGAACTGGTGTCGACTTTGAAGAAGTCGTTGGCACAGTTTAGGAGGTAGAAAATGGCAGTATTAGGCGTAGATGATTTTAAATCAAAGCTTAGAGGCGGTGGGGCTCGTCCTAACCTCTTCAAAGCTACAATAAACTTTCCTGGCTATGCTAATGGAGATGCAGAACTGACATCGTTTCTTTGTGAAACCGCTCAGCTACCTGGATCTACATTAGGTCAAATTCTCGTACCATTTCGTGGTCGACAATTAAAAATGGCCGGAGATAGAACTTTCGATGTGTGGACAGTCACAATTATCAATGATACTGATTTTGCTATCAGAAATGCAATGGAAAGATGGATGAACGGTATGAATGCACATAGTGCAAATACTGGTCTTACAACTCCAGTTGCATACGAAGCAGATCTTTTCGTTGAGCAATTAGACAGGTCAGGCGATACACTTAAGAAGTACACCTTTAGGGGGTCATATCCACAAGATTTGTCACCTATAGATCTCAATTATGGAACTAATGATGAGATTGAAAGGTTTACTGTAACGTTTGCGTATCAATATTACGATACAGATACCACTAGTTAAGGCAATATAAATAGTAGGAGGGCTACAGTCCTCCTTACTATAAAGGAATTCTAAATGGCAGAAAATTCAATTAAATTATTTGGTTTTGAAATAACAAGAGCAAAGGATAAAAAATCACTTGCTTCACCCGTTCCGCCAAGAGACGACGATGGTGCTGGATATGTCACTGCAACAGCCGGTGGTGCGCACTACGGTCATTATATTAATATGGATGGAGATGATTCTAAAGATAATGCTCAGCTTATATTAAAGTACAGAGGGAGTGCTATGCACCCGGAAGCTGATGCAGCTATTGAAGATATTGTAAATGAATCCATAACAGCAAATGAATTAAAACCAGCAGTTGCTATAAACTTAGATAATGTACCGCTTAGTGATTCAATTAAAAAACAAATGAATGAAGAGTTTGAAAAAATTTATAACATGTTAAATTTTAAAGAACTTGGTCATGATATATTTAGAAGATGGTATATTGATGGAAGATTATACCACCATTTAGTGGTTGACGAATCTAATTTAGCAGCAGGTATACAAGAAATAAGATATATTGATGCTGCAAAAATGAGGAAAGTAAAACAAGTTAAAACTAAAAAAGATCCATTGACTGGAGCAAAACTTGTTGAAAAGGTTGATGAATTTTATATATTTCAAGAGAAACCAGGAGCACAAAATGCTGGCGTAAAAATGACTCTTGATTCAGTAAGTTATATTACTTCTGGACTTTTAGACGAAACTAGAAAGAAAGTTATTTCTTATTTACATAAAGCTCTTAAGCCTATAACACAATTAAGAATGATGGAAGATTCTCTTGTAATTTATAGATTAGCAAGAGCTCCTGAAAGAAGAATGTTTTATATTGATGTAGGTAACTTACCAAGAGGTAAAGCCGAGCAATATATGAAAGATATCATGTCAAAGTATCGTAATAAATTAGTGTATGATGCTAAAACTGGTGAAATAAGAGATGACAGAAAACATATGTCAATGCTCGAAGATTTTTGGTTACCAAGAAGAGAAGGTGGCCGAGGTACTGAAATTTCAACTTTACCTGGTGGAGAAAACTTAGGACAGATTGATGATATTATATATTTTCAAAAGAGATTATATAGATCACTTAACGTTCCTATGAACAGACTTGAACAAGAACAACAGTTTTCTTTAGGAAGAGCTACTGAAATAAGTAGAGATGAATTAAAGTTTCAAAAGTTTATCGATCGTTTAAGAAATAGATTTGCAAATTTATTTTATGATATCTTAAGAAAACAATTAATAATGAAAAATATTATAACTGAAGATGATTGGAATACTTGGAAAAATAAATTGACAATTGATTATTCTCGAGACAATCATTTTTCTGAACTAAAAGAAGCAGAGTTATTAAGAGAAAAAATACAAAGTTTAGATCAAGTTTCACAATATGTTGGAGAATATTTTTCTAAAGAATGGGTACAAAGGAATATTCTACTAATGGACGATGATCAAATTAAGAATATGGAAAAAGAAATTGCAGCCTCACAGGCGCAAGAACCAGACGATGACCAAGGAGCAGTATAATGGATAATGTCGAAAATATTGAAAACACAGAGCAAGAAACAAATCCAATTCAGGATTTAATTAAAGCTTCTCTAGATAAAGACTATAATAATGCAAATAAGATATTCGGTGAAGTTATGACAATAAAAATGTCAGATCTTCTTGATCAAGAAAAAGTCAGAATGGCTGATCAAGTATACAATGGAGCTGAAGAAGAACCAGAAGAAGATCCGGATTTAAATGATGAAAAAGAACATGAAGAAGATTTAGAATCTGAAGAAACTGATGAAGAGCCTGAAGACGAAGAAGTGTAAATCATAAAAAGTATAAATATAACTAACATGAAAACTTTTTTACAACTAAGAGAATTAACAGGAAGAAAGCCTATAGGTAAACCGGTATTTGATAAAAAGATTAATCGTGTTCCTGTTAAGATTCATAATGAAAAAAATAAATTTGTTGTTTATATTGATGGCGATAGATTGGATGCTTACAACTCTCAAAAAGAAGCTGAGAAAGCTGCAATTGAATTTATGAAACAATATAGAGGTTAATATGAAACTAATATCAGAATTTGTAGAAAACGATATTGAGTTCTTAATTACCGAAGATAAAAAAACTGGTAAAAAGAATTATGGTATTCAAGGAATCTTTGCACAAGCAGAGACTAAGAATCGAAACGGTCGTATATATCCAATGCCAGTAATGGAAAAGGCACTAGGTAAATATAATAATGACCAAGTGTCAAAAGGAAGAGCAGTTGGAGAACTGAATCATCCTGAAGGTCCGACCGTTAATTTAGATAAAGTTTCTCACAAGATTAATGAACTCAAATTTGAGGGAAATAATATTGTGGGCAAAGCATCGATACTGAACACCCCTATGGGAGAAGTTGTTAAAGGCTTACTCGATGGCGGAGTTACTTTCGGTGTATCGACTCGTGGTATGGGAAGTTTGAGCCAGCGTAATAACGCAATGGTCGTCAACGACGATTATATTCTTAACGCGGTAGACATCGTGCAAGATCCATCCGCACCTAGCGCTTTTGTTAATGGGATAATGGAAGGTGTTGAATGGGTTTGGAATAACGGTATTATAGAAGCACAAACAATTGAAAGAATGGAGACTGAAATTAAAAAGGCTCCACGCGCTGATCTCTATGAGACACAAGTTCGTGAGTTCAAAAATTTCCTCTCGTTATTAAAATCAAAATAAGGAGTCTAATATGACTGATAAAGAAATAGTCGAAGATCAGGACGTGGAACTCCAAGAAGACGATGAGGAAATCTTGGAAATGAAACACGATCCTAAGAATGCTGAAGCTCAGTCAGTTGCTTCTATTGACAAAGCAGGTGATGCTACTGGAACCGCTCCAAAGCGTAAAGGTGACAACACTAAGAAAGATCCAATGCCAAAAACTAAAGCAGGCATGATTGCTTCTCTAGTTGGAAAAATGCAAGGCATGAAAAAAGAAGCTTTAATGGCTATGTACAATAGTACAGATCCTGAAGCCTTTGACGGCGAAGCGATCGCTGAAGAAGAAATTAAAGATCAAGTTCAAATTGAAGTTGACTTTAAAGATGATCTTAAAGCACTTGTTAATGAAGAAGCTACACTGTCTGATGAATTCAAGCAGAAAGCAGAAACTATCTTTGAAGCTGCAATCAATACAAAAATAAATGCAGAGATTGACAGATTAGAAGAGAAGTATAATGAGGAGCTTTCAGAAGAAATCGAAAGCACCAAAAAGGACCTTGTGGAAAAAGTAGACAGCTACCTAAACTACGTAGTTGAGGGCTGGATGGAAGACAACAAGTTAGCAATCCAAAATGGTTTAAGAACTGAAATTGCTGAAGATTTTATGAATAAGTTAAAAGACTTATTTGTTGAGTCTCACATTGAAGTGCCAGAAGATAAAGTTGATCTTGTTGACGAACTCGCAGACAACGTTGAGGAACTTGAGGCTAAACTCAATGAATCAACCGAAAGGTCAATTCAAATGGCTGAAGAGTTAGAGACATATAAGAGGGAGTCTATCATTAGAGAGGCAACCAAAGATTTGGCTGAAACTCAAGTCGAAAAGCTAAAGTCATTAGCAGAAAACGTAGATTTTGACGACGAAGAAACTTTTGCAAAGAAAGTTGCTCAGTTAAAAGAATCATATTTCTCTAAGACTGCAAAAACCCAGGAAGAAATCGTTGAAGATGATGACGCTCCAATAGTAGAGTCAACAGGTTCAATGGATTCTTATCTTAAAGCAATAAAGAAAACTGCAAAATAGGGAGTCCTAAAAAATGACAGTATCATACGATAGATTGATTGAGAAATGGGCACCAGTACTGAACGAAGAGTCAGTTGGTACTATCTCAGATCATCATAAAAAAGCCGTAACTGCTGCAGTACTTGAGAATCAGGAAATCGCTCTTAGAGAAGAAGGTCTGATTGCTGAAGCTGCTCCAGGAAACGCAACATCATCAGTAGCAAACTGGAATCCAGTATTAATTGCACTTGTAAGACGTGCTATGCCAAACTTAATGGCATATGACATCTGTGGTGTGCAGCCAATGTCTGGTCCAACAGGTTTAATCTTCGCCATGAAGTCAAGATATGGCGGTGGTTCTACATCAAATAGAGAAGCACTATTCAACGAAGCTGAGACTCAGTTTTCTGGTGACAGTGCTGGTACTCACGACTCTGATAACGCTTCAGGTCTTAACGTTACTAACCTAGATTCAGACTCAACTGCTGATGACGCAAGACTAACTGCATTAGCTGCAGGCGGTATGTCAACAGCCGAAGCTGAAGCTCATGGTTCTTCCGGAGAGACTTCATTCAGAGAAATGGGTTTCACTATTGAAAAAGCAACTGTGACTGCTAAGTCAAGAGCTCTTAAAGCTGAATACAGCTTAGAATTAGCTCAAGACCTTAAAGCAATTCATGGTCTTGACGCTGAGACAGAATTGGCAAACATCTTGTCAACAGAAATCTTAGCTGAAATCAATAGAGAAGTTATCAGAACTATTAACTCTCAAGCTAAAACTGGTGCTTTACAAACTAACACAGCTGTTAACGG